ATAAATAGAAATATTTTTCTATATAAATAAAAAGTATTATATTTGCAACAAATTAAAATAAAAGATATGAGAAAGAACAAAAAGAATAAACCAGCACCCTCAAAAGAAAAAGCCAGTTTCCTTGGTTCAGCCGGGAGGAATATGACTTACAGGGATTTAAAAAGAAAAGCCATAGTATTGGGTATGCCTTTCCCTGATGCTTGTGCTGCTGGAGTTTTCGATTTAATTGGTTATATCGAAAGGTCAACTAATAAACCAGACAAATCATTAATTGACCAATATGATGATTGGATGGATAAACAATTAGAGAACATAGGTTATTCAAAAGATGACCCTCTAAGGAATTCAAAATTAAGGCTTGGGTTTCTCGGAGAAGAAGGAGAAGATGGGCAAAGGAAATCCAAAAGGGTTCCAGGAATAAAAAAGCCAAGGGAGAAGAAACCACCAAGAGAAAGGGATGAATTTAATCTCATCAAGGGAACTAAGAAATCCTATGTATGGTCATTAGTTGCAAAGGGTTACGATTTAGAAAGAGTAACTAGAAGGATGAAAAAGAAGTTCCCAGATGCAAACGATAAATCAATAACACTTTGGTTTAGAACTGCAAGGAGGACTATGAACAATGGTAAAACTAAAGGAAAGTAGTAGGGAACCAATCCGAGAAGATAGATATTATATATGGACATGGAGACCAGATACAACCAACAAATATATTACCGAAAAAAGTTTATATCGGAAACACCTAACAGGTATACCCTATTTCACAAGGTATCAGATAAAAAAGACTTTGGTTTATATGTACGGAGTAGATGTTCTTCAATATATTCATATCATATCAGGCAGGAAATTACTTAGGCAAGGGATAAGAATACTTCAAGACATGAATGGTATAAGACATACCTCTGGTTCTACTAAATTCTGGTATAAAGGGAGATTAGTTAAAGCCAGGAAGTTTATTATCCCGGATGAATATAAAATTGATAAACACAGAAGACGAAGGTTCATGGTTCAAATGCACCGGGTCTTCAAATCAAAAGGAAAGAAGGTATTCAATGAAAGGTACTCACAAAAATTGTATGGACAACGGGAAGGCATATCTTCCAACTATATCCGGAAGAAGAGAATACAAATCCGTTCTACTATCTTACAGAATTTACAACAGGCTGAGTCAAGAGGAAAAGCATAAATATAATATTCTTTCTTTGCAATATCCCCCATTGGTATGTTCCTTGGCCTTGTATCTAAGAAAGAAATTAGATATCCCGATACAGAAAGTACTATTTATCAAAGCACAAAGGGATATGCTCGATATCTTTTATGATGAATCCTTAAATCATTTGGGATGGCAACCAAAAGAAAGGTTCTTGGTAAAAGCTTTAAGATTTCAAGGGTTCACTCCTATAAGCAAATATAGGATGAGAAGTAAATATGCCTATATTATGACAAACAGGGTGCTAGAAAATGAATATTGGGTATTTCCTATGAGATTAGCTGATAACTATAAATCAATGCAAAATCCAAAATACAAATTCTATACCGAAGTATTTGGTAAGGTTGGTATTCCTGGAATAATTAAAATTAAATACAGCAATGGAAACTAAAAACCCAGTACCGGAAGTAAAGGTACATAAGCAATCAAATCCGTTCATGGGTAAATCCTTTAAGGTTAATACCTATAATGACCAGGATGAAGTTATCGATACAGAAGATGTAAAGATAGAATCTCAAGAAGAACTAAAGACCGTAATTGATGGGGTAAAACAATATAATATTGCATTTGCTTATCTTACGGGAAGCGAAAGAAAATACAAGAAACTTATAACAGAGTGATATAACTATTGATTATTAACATTTAAACATTTACGAAAATGGCTAAGAAAAAAGAAACCAAAAAGGTAGAGTTAAAGGAAGTATCTCGCAAAGAGATTAATGGTGCAATCATCATTACTTACGAGGATGGCTCAGTAAAAATTATCCCGGCTCCTATTATGTTGTCTGCCGAAGAAGCAAAAGACTTCTTTGCTTCAGAAGAGGAAGATGATGACGACGAAGACGAGGAAGATGATGACGACGAAGACGAGGAAGAAGAAGAGGACGATGACGAAGATTCCGATGAGGATGACGACGATGAGGACTCTGATGAAGAAGATGAAGATGACGAGGATGATGAAGACTCGGACGACGATGAAGATGAAGACGAAGAGGAAGAAGAATTAACCGGTGAAGCTCTTGCCGAAATGGACTTCGAAGAACTGGAAGATGTTTGCGATGACAAAGACCTCGAAACAGACCCGGACGATTACGAAGAAGACGATATCGAAAAACTTCGCAAAGCAATTGCCAAAGAATTGGGTCTCAAACTCCCGGCAAAGAAAGAAGCCAAAGGTAAAGGCAAAAAAGGAAAGAAGTAATTCATTCTCCGGCTATGAAGGTTGGGCTAAAACAATAGCCCACCTTTATCATAAGAAATAACTATTGTTCTATTAAATAAAACTAAAACTTAAAAGATTATGGCAACTAAGAAAAAAGAAGACACCAAGAAAAAAGGTGGCAAAGAAAAAGATGCTGAGAAAGAAGCAAAACGTAAAGCACGTATGGAAGCTTTGAAAAACCGTCCTGCAGAGCAACGTCCAAACAGCAAGCAGATTGATGTTATCAAAATCAATGATAAATCCGAAGTTCAGAACTACGGTTACGCAGTAAAGAACAAAGAAGGATATCAGGGAGTGGTGGTAACATCAGTTCTGGTCATCGACGGTAAACCAACTTCTACATCCGTAACATTCGTACCGGGCAATCTAACCGTAAAATCCAAAAAAGGACACGGTATTATCTGTAACCCGAAAGCTAAAAAGGCTAAGGGCGAAGAAGAGGAAGCTGGAGACGAAGATTAAACTTCTATCCCTTACTTATTAGCGAGAACATCGCTAATGGTTTGCATAGTTTATTAGTATTTCAAAAATTATGTTGGGAGCCTATTGCCTGAGAAGGTAGTAGGCTTTATTTATTTTATAGGTTATGGAAGACAAAAGAGAAATCAGAAAGAATATAACTATTCTTGCATTAGATAATCTTATTCAGAATTATACTAATGCACTAGAAGATAAAGATATGGACCCTCCCTTATCGAATGAAGAAAGGGAACTCTCTGAATTAATTATTAAAGAAGCCAAAGAAATGCTAACCGAAATGGCAATCGAAAATAAACCAATACCAAGACCATCATGGAAGAAATGAATTTAAGAACCCTCATACAGGGTATTCAAGCCGTATTAAAAGATATGGAATATACTCGGTATATGATTAAGGTTACTCCTCCTCATAAGAGAGGTAAATATCAAACCCATGTTATTCACCTTCAATATCTTAAACGTAGGCTTAAGGATTTTAAGGGTAGGCTAGATAAAAAACTAAAAGGTACTATCAGTACTGTAAAGTTTAAATATGTTAATTATTCAGATGGACGAGAAATGATTGCAGAACAAACTTTTGTCAATCTTACTGAGCAAGAGATAAAGGATGCCTTAGAACTTGGAGCCATTCTTGAAAATGCAAGTATAGAAATCCTAGAAATTAAGGAAATCCCTACTTCGATTAGGATATTATAACTATGGATAATTACTAAGGAAATTTCAATCCATTTAAAAATTTTAGAAACATGAAGAAAGACAAGAAGAAAGACAAACCGGCTAATAAGACTCCGGAACTTTCAAAGGCTAAAAAGGCATTGGATGCTTATCTCAAAGAGAACAACTTGGACCCTCAAAAGGATTGGTCAAAAGACAAGAAACATGGTAAAAAGGTTACTGAACTCTTGAATAAGCTCAACAAGGAAAGAGACAAAGTCGCTGCCCAGTATCCTGAAAAGGATTTAAAGAACGAAGCCAAATTGGTAAAAATGAAAAAAGCCAAAGAAGATGAAAAGGCTTCAAAGAAAAAAGAGAAAAAAGAAAAGAAGGAATCTGCTGGCCGAGTTACCAAATACGATTATCCTCTCATTGATGGTCGGGAAATGACTTCTGATGAAAAGAAAAAATATCGTATGGAACAGAGAAGACTGGCTGCCGGTAAAGCTCCGAAGGAAGAAAAACCCAAGAAGGAAAAGAAAGAAAAGGTAAAAGCCACCGAAAAGGCTGCTCCTGCAAAGAAGGACAAAAAGGCCAAAGATAAAAAGAAAAAGAAGGCCAAAAAAGAAGAAGATTAATCTCATATCTTATTAAGTATTCATTAATGATGTAAAGGCCTGGCAAATCACTTTTGTTCAGGCCTTTCTTTTTAATACTAAGACTTTATGGAAGAAAAAACATATAAACCCAAACTGCGTATCACTACACTTGAAGATAATGGTTCCTATATTCAAGATAGATTGGTAGATGCGTATACAGAAATGAATTCAGGGCCAAAAGTACAACATAAGGGACCAATAAGAATAGAGGTAACTCTTACAAATAAACAAGATGTCGAGAACTTTAAGAATTACTTAGATAAGCTCGTAGGTAACTTACCAATCAAGGAGCAATCAGTGGGAAGAGGAAGACCTTCTACTGGGAGTAAACAACTTACTGAATCACCAAGAGAAGATATCTTGGCAGATGTAGAGAAAATGATTGAAGAAGGTAAGAGCCAACAAGAGATTATTAAGTATCTAAGGGAATTAGGGTTTGTCTTTATTCTTACAGAGGACTTTCTTTTTCATTTCCCAGGATTCGAATTCAACAGTAAGGATGTGGGAGAAGCCACTGACAACAAGCAATATCCTAACTCATACTCCTGGATGGCAAGATGTATCAAACGAGCCAAAGACCCCAAGGCAGATAAATTCGACCCAATGGTCATCTTCGGCTTTAGTATCCTTGGTGGACCCTCAAAGAAAATTGTTCCGTATCTTTATAAAGAAAGGAAGAAACCGTTAAGGGCCTCTGTTGGTAAGAAAACCATATCTTTCTCTCAAGCAGAATTTACAAAGTTCCCTAAGTTTATGCTTGAAGAAGAACGATTAAAGTTCTCTGCAGAACAACGACAATTACTTCTCAACTCCGAGAAAAAGCCTTCTAAGTTCTTCATGAGATGGTACAAGGATGTAATATTTCCTGATTCAATCAAACAGAAAATCGAAGAAGCTATCTCTAGATAGACAACCTCTACCTCAGTATTTAATAAAAGAGTATTATTTATTAAAATAAAATTCTTATATTTGTATAACGAAAATAAATATTAAAAATGGATGTAGAAACCAAAGAGGTAGTAAAGAACATTGCTCAGATTCAAATTGAGGCATTGACTAATATCAAAAACAATATCACTACAACAGAACCTGATTTACTCAGGAAGTTGTTACAGATAAACAATGAAGAGATGCTTGATTCAGTCAATCATCATATTCAGATTTACGAAGAGATATACGAAATGCCTCAATTGATAAAGACTCTGAACGAATATCAATTATATATCTGTTCTCATATCCTATTCAAAATGGAAGACGAATGGATACATGATTTATCCCAAGGAGTTTACGGAGCATGGGAACTATTACACAGAGAAACTAATAAATTTCATCCTGAACTCACATTAATAATTTAATTTAATATGGACAAGAACGAATACTTAGAATCAGTTGAATTGAACACTGGAGTTGAAATGATTCCTTGCGAATCCTCAAACGTTGAAGGCTACGGATATGACTCCAAAAACAAACAACTTTGGATTGCTTTTAAAGGCAACAAAGTTTACCGTTATGATGGTGTACCTAAAGAAATCTGCAATGAATTACACCTAGCAGAGTCCAAAGGTAAATACGTTTCTTCTAATATCAGAAACAAGTTTAAAACCACAGGCTATGAACTCAGGTCTTAGAAAACTACCTATCATAGGGTTAGCAGGATTTATACTAATTGGATTGGCTATAGGCTCAAAACCTACACCCGATGCAAGCAGGATAAATCCTGTTCCGTCGTTTAAAAAGAACGATGTACCAGAAACTAAATACAGTTTCTCATTTGCAGATAAGCCTAAGTCATTAATGGATTCAATTCAGGAAATGGCAAACAAACTCGGAAAAAGAATATACGAATATCAGGTAGAAATAGAAATCATTCCAGAGAATCAAATCTACCAGATAAGTAATTCTGGATATCAACAATACGAAGTTACTAGAAAAGGAGTGGGATACTCCCATACATGGGTAAAATTCTATACTGATAAGAAGTTAACTTATCAAGATGCCATTAAGTTTGCAGAAAGATACCCAGAAAAATGTATACCTTTTGTACCTGCTCCCAAGGCTAAATCAGAACTCGATTATTATAACGAAAACCTGGACGAATATCTATCAGACCCAGAAAACGAGATAGACTATGCTCCAGAGATCTTCGACTTCTTAGCTGATTAACCTCAGCTATTTAAAAATATTCTTTTTATTTTATTGCTATATAAAATATTATTCTTATATTTGCAATGTGATAAGAAATTAATTCATTTATAAACATTTTAAATATAGACATTATGAAAAAGAATGAAAACAAGGTTGCTAACCTTATCGGTAACAAAGTTGCTCAACAATTAGAAGGAATTAAGGATGCTACATCCAAGTCTAAAACTACTAAGGCCCAGGGAACTAAAAAGACTAAGGCTCAATTGGTAGAAGAATCCCAGGAAGCTGCCAAGAAATTTGCAGGTGCCAAATTGGTTCAGGTTACTCCGGAAGAATCCAAACCAACAAAGAAAACCTCTAAAAAAGCAGAGGTAGTAAAAGATATTGAAAAACAACAGAAACCCTCCATCATCGAAAAGGTAATCTCCAACCGGGAAGTAAAATACGTATACCCAGAGGATATAACCGATACCCTGGCCCGGAAGAAATGGAGACAACAAACTCGTAATGAACTTCACAGACTTGAACGGGAAATGTTCCGTATCAAGGACCAAAACTCCAAAGAATACAAGAAAGCTGCTAAGGCATACGAGGACTTCAAGAACAAAGTCCTCAAGCCAGAACAAGTTGCTTGATTTTACCTTTCAGGGAAGGTACCCAATATCAGAGTACCTTCCTCATTGTATTAACCTTCTAAAGGTATAAAAATGGATTACACTATATTCTCCGCAAAGGAGATGTTAAAGCAAGACAAGGAGTTGGTGGAGTTGCATAAGAGATGCGTTAAAACCTACTTAGTTCAACGTTCACTTAAACATAGGAAGATTAAGAAGTTCTTTATTGTATACGACTGGTATATTAACACCAGTAACATAAGAAACTTCTTTTTCAGGCCTGTACCAATATTTGTGCAGGCATTACTCTTGAGACAATTAGACGAAATATCAGATTATGTAAATAAAGACGGTTATGGTAAGAAACATAAGAAAAGAAGAAATAGAAAAGGTTGAGGTAACTTATATCAAAGGTAAGTATGCCTATAAAACCCAATACAATGTAATTAGTGGGAAGAAGCATGAGATACTTTATGCAGGACCAGTTAATGCTTTGCAACCTGCACTAGAGAATATTCTGATGCTGGTTAGAAATCCAACCAGAAGAATCTGTACAGATTCTAGAAAGACACTAAGGAAACTTGAGGAAAAGGCAACTAACCTAAATAACTTCAAGGACCAAGGTATAACCCATATAATAATCTACATATGTTCACGAATATAGTCAAAGACCTATACATAGGTAAATCGAAACTAAATATCCGATTTCAGAATCAAATCATAGAGCCTGAAACCATAGTAGATAGTTTGGGTGTACCTTACCCTAAATTAAAGGAATACCCTACCTTTCCGGACTATGTAGTAATAGGTAACTTTGATGGCAAGGATATTTTTAACATTCAAGTGGGAGAAAACCCTCATATGTTATTAATCACAGGAATCCCCAAAGGTGCCAAGACTTTAGATTGGTACAGGGTAAAGGAAGCAATCTGGTCCTCCTATTATGAGGATAATTACCGAGGATATTTATTTCAGGTCCAGGATGCAACCAAGAAAGTAACACTAAAGGCTTATCCTTTAGAAACAATTAAAGAGTAAATATATGGAAGCAATAGATTACGTAAAGTTATTTAAACTCGACCAAGAGAATTACGACTTCAAAAGGGAAGAGTTTATTTCCGAATTGGGTAAAGAGTTTCTAGATTATTGCCAAACTACTACCATTGGCATTAACCCTAAGACTCATAAGTTATATTATTATCGGTTCAGGGAAATCATTAAGAATTTCGAAAGTAAATTCTGGGCAATATCCAAGCTTAAAGTAGGTGAAGGATTTACACAGAACCTATGGAATGCTTTCTTTGCTACTCAGGTAGTACCTTTAAGAGCAAAGATGTTCCCAGATATCCAACAGTTCATTGAAAAAAGGAAGAAGGAATACCTCAATGAACAAGACAAAAAACAATCTACCTATAAAAAGGGAAGTCATGGCAAAGGAAATCCTAGACCTTCACGGCAATAAATTTATTGCCAAGGATTGGAAACTTTGCCTTAGTATTCCGATAGGCAAATGTGATAAATTAATTTTCACCAGGGATTATGTCTCTGGTGATTCTTTTAATTTGGCAGTGAAAAAGAAAACCTATAAGGCATATTTCTATAACCTTAGTATTAATTGCTATGTATGTTATAAGTTAGAGCTAGTAGGATATGATGAATCTAAAGATATAAGAAAGGCTTATTTATATGGCAAAAGAAGATAAGATAACAAGATTCCCTCGTCCTATGGGTACTACTGCAATGGCTTTAGAATACCAGAAGACACATGAAGAGGAAGCATTGATTAAGGTACAGAATTACCTTATTAATCAATGGTTAATGGGTAATGGTGTTTTGTGTGGAGTAACCTATGATATCAATTCATTCTCTAATAGATTGGGGATTGATATAGAATATGTACGAGTATTCATGAGAGACAGATTATTGTCTTCTAGAATATGGGATAAAGATAAACAGGAAGAATTACTTAACGCGTTATTGGGAGAACAACTAGCATGGGCATTAGAGGATAGAATGGAGATATCTCACCAGTTGCAAATCTTAAGAGATTCCCAAGGAGGTAAATATACTCCTTTCATTTCGTCCGAGGTTAATAAGACATTGAAGCTTAAGTTGGAATCTTCTACATCATTACAATCAATCATTCGTAATCTTACTGGAGGCAATACAACTAATATCTTCAATCAGTTCAATCAACAGAATAATCTCAATGCTGAGAATACTATCTCGATAGAGGAAGCAAGAACTATCGTATTAGAATCTCAAAAGGTACTTACTAAAACTGAAGAAGCAAAACTCTTAGAGGACAAATACGATATCAATTCATTGCCTGAAGTAGTTGCAACTAAGCAAGAGGGAGTAGATACGTCCAAGGAGGGCCTTAATCTTAATAAGAAAGAACTCAATCAAATCACAGATAACTATAAGGCTGCTATGGAAATATCCTCTAAAGAACACCATGAATTGCGTAGGGAGATTGAAATGAGGATTGATACCGATTCTTATGACCCAGAGATGGATAGGTACTTAGAGGATGATGAAATACTAGAAGCAGAAGAAGATACATCCCTTGCTGCATCATTCCTAAACAAAAGAAAATAACTTAGAGGCTACCTATTAATGGTGGCCTCAGTAGGATTTGCATATTTAAATAAAAATGTCTATATTTGCATATCAATTTTAAAAATAGACAAATATATGGAAACATTAGACCCCAAATGTAAAAAGACCAAGATTAAGAACATCAATCAAGGTACTTACTTTAAACTTAAACCCACTACTACTGCACCAGTATGGGTAAGAGGAGAATATGAACGCTCATTAGGCAAATATTCTTGCTTTAAATTCGATGATACCAACCATGAGAAATTCATGAAAGGTTCTCAGGACGTATATATTAACTTTACATTTTAACACATGTTCAACTTATTCAGAAAGAAAAAGAAAATCAGAGTAATTAAAAGCCGCAGACTTATTACTCTACAAAAGTTAGAAGGTATGGAAGATACCTTTAACATTGCCATGCACTTTGAGTTAGAAGATTTTCATTTAAGAGTTCAAACGATACTCAATGAACTTCATATATATGATGACCGGGTATATGTTAATGCGTACAAAGAATACCAAGACCATTACAAGGTATATGATAGAGTACCAGACTTATTGCTCTATAAAATACCAGTATTATTTGCTAATTCATACCCGGGAATTGAGGCACAGACAGATAAAGACTTTGCTTACCAATTCTACATTTCAGATATGTCTTACTATGAGGCTCTACCAAAAGAGTTTAGATTGAATGAGGAGATTGAGGATAATTTTAAATCTATGTATTCAAAGGTATATCCATATTTACCAGATAGTAAGGTATCAGTAAATGAATACGTAGATATTATCCGGTTTAATTATTGCAAGAACTGGGATGTACTTTGGAATAATCCTCAATCAATCGGAAACTACTTTGATGAATGTATGGATATCATTATGTCATTTGCAGATGAAGATTGCTTGGTAGTAGTAAGTAATATCCTTGAAAGATGTGCTGAAGAACTCAAAGAGAAATTACGAACCCTTAAAAATAACAAAGATGAACAAGTTTAGATTCAAGGTATCTACCATGTTAGAACAGGTAGAGGACGATTACATTAAATTCGTGGGAGATAACTATGGTGTAAACCGGGATGAGTTCCTTAAAGACTTCAAGGCTAAACTTAATCTTGAAAGTCATCATGTATCTACAGTACATGCAGAATTACTTGAATACGAACCAAATCGTATCATCATTCAGACCTCTAAGTATAATACCATATCAAGGGAATACAAAGACCATTACCTTTGGGTATTTACTAATAAGGGAGACAGAAAGTACGATTGGGACTTAAACAGATTCCGGGCTCTGCCTCAGTAATTTAAAAATAATTGCATGAATAAAGTAATATTTAAAATAAAATGCTTATATTTGTAGTGTAATAATTAAACAATAAAAATATGAAAACAACAACATCTAAATCCTCTATCCAGAACTTGGACGAGGTACTTAAAAGATTCCTTGCTAACAAAAACACTTTCTCTCTTACAGATGAGGAAAACGAGAACCTAAAGGATATCTTATTTGAACTGCTCAGTAAGATATACGATAACTATCAATTGGCCTGCATTGATATCAATCAAATCTGGGTATACGAAACTTGCTATTATACATTTACATTTGAAAGCCTGGTTACAGTAGACCGACCAAGAGAAAACATCATTGCCGATGGCTGCATACGATTTATGCAAAATTTTACCGATGGTGACGGTATCTTTATCTCATTCACCAAGCTGGATAAAAATCATTGGGTTTACCAACTTAACTTCAGAATATCATGAACGAAGAAGAATTAAAATCTCTGGCCTTACAGTTACATAAGGCACAGATACAAGAATATCCCTGGGTCTCAGCAGACCCAAAGGATGCTGAATCCTATATTAGGATTTACGAAGATACTAACGTACACTTGTACTACGATTATTTACTTGCTAACGGAATAGGAGAAGTAAAATAGAATTATGAAAATCAGAGCTATTTTAGAAACAGAAACAATGGACCCTGACTTCAAGGAACCATTTTTAAACGAAATGCCCTTTGACATTACCGAGTCAACATTTGATAGAATCGTACGCTATGCTTCTGGATGTACCGATGTTCAACAACCAGATGTAATTGCTATGGTCATTCAACACTCTTTAGATAACCGTAAGGAGTTATCAGAATTACTAAATACATGTAATTATACTACACAAATGAGAGTACTCATACCAGTACCAATCTCTTCAATTACCTTTATCAATCAGTACCAAAATACTCTTAAAAAGGCATTAAAGGAGAGAATCAAAGGAACACTGGATGGCCTATCAAAAGAACAACGTGCAGAACTCCTTAATGAGGTACTTAATGAAACTTTAAATGAGGGTTCCCTTAACGACGATTAACCAGTTGTTTTCATATCTACCCAAGAGGCAGGACTCTAATTCATACAGAGCCTGCCTCTACCTCAGTTATATTTGCATATATTATTTATTATTCTTACATTTGTAGTGAGAAATAAAATATATTATTCATTTTAAAATAGACAACAACATGGTTAATCTTTACAAACTCACCAACTTACTTGAATCTGGGATGACCATATTCCAGCTCAATCAATGGAAAAACGAAGGTATCTGGTATCCAATTACCCAATACAAAAAGGAATCAAACGAAATCGAGGTAGTCACCAACGTATTTACTCCTCTATCCGAGGAAAATCCAAGATTCCATATTCAACTATCAGCTAACTATGATACAGAAAAAGCCGAATGGAATCAATTTCTAGAGGATAACCAATGGAAACTTTATCCATTGCTCAGGAATATACTTAATGTATTCTTACCACCACATGAACCCGGGTACCGTATCTTATATACATTATACTCTGAAGGTTTCTTATCAGTAATTGCCGAACCATTAAAATCAGAGGAGGCCTAACTATGTTACAGTCAAAAACTTATCTTAAATTTAAAGAGACACGTTCCCAAGAGGACCTTGAAACTCTTAACTCATATCTCAAACGTTTATCAGAAATATCCGATATACTCAATGGAGACGAGGACTTGGATAATGAAACCGAAAACAAACTATATGACGAGGATGAGGATCTTACAGATAAAACAGTCCGGCTAATATTCGGAGACGTATTTTTCGTATTTGCCGGGGAATATAACCTTGACGGGTACGATTCCTGGGAGGATACTATCGAGGACCTAATCGAGGACTTATGTACAACCTATCAGGAATTATATGAAGCCTAATATTATACTTATCTTAGTCATGGGAGGAATTATCCTAATAATGGGTGCATCCTCCCATCCTACTAGTAAAGAACCTTTAACTTATGAGAATACTCATTGCTTAATATTAATAATATGCTAGAACAGTCTAAATTCTTAGTATCCTTCGATTGTCAAAACGAAAAATTCTGTGAGGAACTTATAATCACTTACAGAACTGAAGAACTAAGGCCATATCTAATATTCCCAAGGGTAAAACTAAATCCCAACCATCTTCATGTATATCATACCAAAAGGATACTTTCAGAACTTATAGGTATGCCATACTCTTCAATCGAGATAGTTGACCTTATAAGGCTTCAGTAGGTAATCGAGGTTATTGCATATATTATTTATTATTTCTATATTTGCATATCATTAATAATTTAAATATAGATGTTATGAAAGAAGAAAGTAAATTAATCGAATTATTTAAAAAATATCCCGGAATTGCTGCACGCATACGGAGGTCATTTGCTTATCACTACGACCAAATCCAACGGGAAATCGAATCCGAGGTTGCTACCATTAACAAGGACGATGCTGCAACCATTATCGATTATACTACCGAATACATGGAGGAATCCATGAATTGGCCTGACCCTGATAACCAAACCAACTTTAACAATCAACTCGCTTAATATTAACCAGGAGGGCTCACTACCCTCCACAAAACTTATAACATTATAACAACATTAAAATCTACTTCAATCCTTACTTCAATCCTTGCTCAAAACCCTTATCAAATGAGAACTAAACTTATAATCCTAACATCAATTGCCATGGCTCTAGTAGTCATGGCTTTCCCTACCAATAAATTCCAACCTAAAACAGTATGGGAACACTACTGCAAGTATACATTGCACATACACCCATCACAGGCAACCGAGGACCAATATGATTATTTCCTTGATTGCTGGTCAGGAGATGACGAATACCAATATCTCTATGACTACTACGAGAAAAAAAAATACCCAGAGTATAACCAAGAACTAAAACATTACGGAAAATGAAACTAAAAATCACAACCTTAGTAATCGTAGAAGAGGGCCAAGTCCAAGACATCTACCATTCACTTGAAGATAACCAAGACAAGGCTTATCAAGAAATCATAAACCAGGTAAATGCTGAATATGGAGACGGAGGAGTACTACAATTCTATTCTCTACAGGGTATCAAGGGATACTTCGAAATCGTACATATCCAAACCCAAGAACTAACATCAATAGGATTCAAAACCGCAATATTAGACCTATGAAAAAGAAATCCAAGAACCAAGTATACATACCTCACCAGGATAAATGGAATGAACACTTTCCTACTCCAGGTAAACCAAACCCCAATTACTACACAGACTCAGGTGCAACCTTCAACAAGCACCTACGTACCCAAAACAAATTAAAACAGAAAAGGAAATGAAAACCCTACTACTAATCCCAGTAATCCTATATACCTGGTTATCATTAACCCACAGGGATAAGATATACCATCAAATACCAAACCCCACCAACAAACAAAAACACATATACTTAATCCTACAAGGCCTACAGATAATCCTACTAATCTTATTAGAAACTGTAATCCTAAGGATACCAACCTACTAACCCTCCACCCCAAACAAAACAAATAACCAAATAATATACATAAAGCCCAGTATGAACATATAATACAAAATCATACTGGGCTTAACTATGTAACATAATACACCTACACTTATCTAAGATACATATAACCTTCAACCTAATATAATACTAATCAATATACATAATACAATCTACTTTTGGGGCCTTCCGGGGGTCGGAAAAATTTGAGGTAGGGGATCTGGCAGAGGCTTTCTACTATACAACACCACTACTCTATAGCTATCTAACACATATGTCTCATGGTCCTAAGGCTATATAACCAATTGCCTAAAAGGCCCCCAACAATAGCCCATATGGGTACCTAAATCCCCTTAATCCTAGACCCCTAATGGCCCTTTATATTAGTATATATTATATAGAAATTGGTTAGGATTAGGCAATAGGATTTGGGGATTAGGCATTAAAATATACCATTCATGGCCATCAAATTTATTGGGATTATATTAAAAATGTAGGCTGTTAGGGGTACCTAAAACTAGTAAGTATGTTATTAATGGCCCTTATATTTAGTTAGAAAGAAACTAATAATGGCTAGAAGAGATATGGATTATGTAACTCTTTGATTATTAATAAGTTATAGAGCTATAAGACACTATCCATTAAGGGCCTCAGTAGGATTTGCATATTTAAATAAAAATGTCTATATTTGCAGTATAAACAATTAAAAATATATAGATATGAAAACAAATTTAATTAAGACTGAATTAACCCTTGCTCAAATCCTTAATCATCAACTTAATTGGGGCTATCAACCTAATGCCAAAGACCTGGATAACCTTTGCCCTATTATTCATTTATCCAAACTGGAAATTGACCAAGAAGACAATCAACCTCTAGACCAATACCAATTAGGCATGCTAGAGTACATTACTCCTCATATTGCATATCTTACTACCATTGCTCCATACGTTCAACTTATATCCATCGAAACTAAGGAACGGGACTATGAGGGAATCCATATATGGACCTTTGCTTTAAAAACTCCAAACCTTATGGACTACGAACCATCCATGATAGATACACTAACTGATACCTTCAAGGAATGCTTCCCTTATGATTCTCAGGCTTGCTTTAACCATAGTCCTCAAATCAAATATCTTAACGGTCTATTCACTATTATTGTACCTTTCACTTGCTAAAAACATTACCATTATGAGAACAAGTCAAATTAACCCACAGATTGCTATCAATGCCCTAATGGGATATCTAGGTACCTACAACTATTATTACTCATGGTACAATTTCATACATAATACCTATGATAATAACTTTACAGGCTATGTACCTATACCAGATAAGGAAAATCCCTTTATCTCTCTAGAGGAATATCTAAGGGAACCTAAACCCGAAATCCTGGTATACTATAATACAGATGAAGAATACTTTACCTTCAATCGATTACAGGATGAGCCTATGGCTGATACCTCTATGGCAGAGGATACCTATATCTTCGATGGTGTTACCTTCTATATCTTCAAGGATTAACTATCGCTAACTATGTTACACCCTATAAGCCCAGCCTATCTTAGGTACTGGGCTTTTCTTAGGTAACCTAACTCTAGGCCATCATGGGACTTGCTAAGGCTTACCCATGTCCTAATTATGGGCCTTAGTTCTTTAGGACTCCATACATGGCCCATGGCATTGGTATAAAAGCCTGCTAGTCACCTAATGGCCTTATATGATATAATATACAGATAATATCTACCGGACTGTATGGGGCCTTCTTTTTTCTAAAGTGGTACCTATACCAACCCCTTCCCTATATCCATCAATATACCTATATTACCTACCCACAACCATGCCCCCAATTCAAACCCCTAAAACCTACTTGCAAATTTTTCATGCAAAATTATTAAAAATAATTCTTTAAAAATTTCTCGAAAATTTTTCTGAAAATGTTTTGTAGATTAAAATATATTTCTTATCTTTGTAGTGTTGAAAAAGCAAAGAGATATTTAAAATTTTGATTAACTATTTTTAAAGAAAAAATTCTCTAAAAATTTTGTAGATTAAAATATAAGTTGTATCTTTGTAATACAGAAAGAGAGATAAAAATTACTCCTTTTCTCTTTTCTTATAATCTTATTTGTTATGAGAAAAGGATATAATAATATAAACTTAAACAAATAAGTATTTATTTTATGGAAACAAAAAATTTAGTATCAGTTGAGAACGTTAAAGAAGTTGCTAACAACAAAGTAAACAAAGTAGACGCTAAAAAAGCAAAAGTGCAAGCAAAAGCAAATAGCACTATTAAATTATCAGTTGATAGTATTTTTAAAAGTCTAAATGAAAAAACAAACGGACTTTTAAAAACTTCTTTAGGAAAGAAAACAGAAATTTATGTTGAATCTCTGTTTGCAGAATTGAACGAAAAGCAAAAAAAAGCGTATCGAAAGAAATTAAGAAATACAACTTTTTCCTTGCTTGATTCAATTTGCAAAGCAAAAGAAGAAAAGAAACAAAATGAATTAAAAACACTTGTTTTAGCTTTCAACGATTTTTATAAGCAAATTTATAAAATTCATGATTTTTCTTTTGCTTCTATTGCAAGCGAAAATACAAAGGACACAAAAAAGGAAGTTCTTACAAAAGGTTTACAAATAGTCAAAAACTTTAAATAATAAATGATATGTTATTAAATATATTTTTGTTTGTTGGTGTAATTTGGATATCAATTCAAACTATAAGAGACATAAAAGATTTTTTAAAGAACTTATAAACTAAATAAAAAGTAAGGGAAAGCAAAAAATAAATGTTTGTCCCTTACTTTTTATTTTTGAATGTTAATTTTAACGTAACCGTTCGGCCCTTTTAGTACCAGGAAATTTTAGGCTTTCGTGATAAAGGCATACCAAGACACCACAACCACACATGCACACACAAAGAAGCCAGAGACCTAATATCCCTGGCAACTTATCCTATCCTTCCCTAAAACCCTTCTACCATTTCTTATCTCATAGAAGAAAGTATAATACATCTCAAGTTCTTCCATCCAAATCCTATCTCCTCCCTCTAATAATGGTTCTATTCTCATCATATCCTCAGGATTAATCCATAGCCGATACCAAATCCTATTGCCTTCAGAACATCTTAGGATTCTCTTATGGTCATCACCCCTTATCGCTGTTACCTTTACCATATCCTTTAAACATTTCTTGATTCAACCTAAATCCAGGCCTAGATATAATCATCCTCTAGATATCATGTATCTTAATTGCCATCTCATTTGCCTCCATCGGATGATTGATAGGTAATGCCAAAAACCCATTCCAAATCTCTTCGGTAAGCATAAGGATTTCCTCTTCCTCTTTGGAATTATAATCGATTGCAGTGTACGTAGGCTTTTCCATCCTTCTCTAATTTTCTTTTAAACCATTGGCAGGTAATACATCTTGGGCTTCCTACCATTATCTGTACTTCTCCTTTAATTACTGGACATGGATTGGTAAGCTTCTTTTGCCTACCTACCTTCTTCGTCGTTATTTCTCTGTTCATAGTTATTAAAATATGTGATTAGTAAATATATCGGAAATAGAGGCATGATTAACCAGATAGTTAGGAAAAAGAACCCCACCCTTTTCATTGGGTGGGATGAGGTAATTACTCTGGTCATAAACCATGCAGGTATAAAACATATGGCATATATAATGCCTAAGATTATCCAGGTTATCATTGTTCAAAGTACTTATTTACGATTTTGGATATCTTCTTATCTAACTCTACTATTAGTTCGCTGAACTCTTTATCCTTCATATCTTTTATCTTGGCTTCGATAAATTCCAGGTTTCTCTTAATAGAGAAATAAGATTTGAAGGCTTGGTAATCCAATTCAGATTTATCTGTTAGAGGTAATATCATACTTGATTTACCATCTAACCTTGTATAGAATCCATCGGGTCCCAGGGTTCTTGATACCTTTACTTTGTTACTCAGTACTGCAAACCCACCTTTCTTATCGATAGATTCTACGATTACCTTCTCCATTAAGGTTTTGCCATCAGAGAAAATGACTTCTTCACCCTCCTTTAGCTTTTTGGTTTCTTTGTTCTTTTTCATATCTTTATTATTAAAATGTTTATGCAAATATACAAAATTATTCTGATTTAATACAATTATCAATAAGAATTTTTAAATCTGCTGCGGTAAAGGATTTCCGGTTAAGTAAGTCGTCTAGTTGTTCTGGAGTTAGGATTATACCATTTGGAGTAAAAAGTTCTCTTAAGTGTGCCGGAATTATTCCCTGGAATCCCCAATTATTATACGAACCAATGTATACTTTATCTTTTACCATTGCAGCAATATATTTCTTAGTTGAGCCCAATGACTCTCTTCTAAATGTAGCAACCTCTAACCAAATCTTATTTAAGTGAATGGCATAATGCTGAAAATAGGGTGTAACCAAGGGAATCATTTCATAATTAGAATCCTCTATCAGAGTTTTATCCGATTCAATAATTCTATGCCAAAAAGCACATTGAAAACAAAGTTGTTTTTCCTTCATTAACTGAGGTACTGTCTTGGCTAAATCATAATCATCCAAATTTAAGGGTGAATTACATAAGTGACATGTGAGTTTCTGTTCCATATTATTATAAATTTATATAAGATAATAGAACTCCTAACTATCATCCAGATAAGGTATACGCAATACTTTCTTTTCTTTAATGAACTTTAAAATATAACGTTATGGATAAGTTAACTAATGAAATGATTGTGGCTCTGGCCAATGATTTAGGACTGGAGCCAGCTCTTTTAAAGGCAGTACAACTGGTTGAAGGAGCAGGTAGAGATGGATTTCTAGTAGATGGTAGACCTCAAATTCTGTTTGAAGGTCACATTATGTACAAAGAAATCAAAAATAAGTTCGGTTTAGACAAGTCAGTAGCTGCTCAAAAGAGTTACCCTACGATTTGTTTCCCAAAATGGGATAAATCGAAGTACTTAGGAGGAGCAAATGAGTACAAAAGACTCGAAATTGCCAAGAAAATCGACGAAGAATGTGCTTTGAAGTCAGCTTCTTGGGGAATGTTTCAGATTATGGGCTTCAATTACCTCTATTGTGGCTGTAAAGACGTCTTCGAATTCGTGAAAAAGATGCAGGAATCTCATGAAAGTCAGTTAAAACTCATGTATTACTACATGAATAATACCAGTTGCTTGAAAAATCTGAAAGAACATGACTGGGCAGGCTTTGCTCGGAAGTATAATGGTCCTGGTTATGCTGAAAATGCCTATGACCAGAAGTTAAAAAACGCTTACGAAAACTTTAAAAACAAGATATAATGAAGGTAATTTACAACAAATTCATCCCTTTCAAGGGATACAAGGCAATTAACTTATTCGGGATTGTCTTTGTAAGAAAAGGTGCTAAGTTTGATACCTATGATTACAATCATGAGCACATTCATCTCAAACAAATGCAAGAGATGTTATGGATATTCTACTACTTATGGTATGCAATCGAGTACTTAATCATCATGTTCTTTGCTAAGTGGAACAAGCAAAGTGAAAGATATCATGATGTAAGCTTCGAAGAAGAAGCCCACAATAATGACCATAACCTGGATTATACCCATGTTAGGAAACATTATGCTTGGGTTAAATACGTAAAACTAAGAAGTTACAAGAAATGAATGTATTAGGAATATGTGCAGGCCAAGGAGGTCTGCTCTTCCCTTTTAGGAAGCACCTATTAGGGAATATTGAACCTCGAGGAGTATTTCATACTCCAGGTGAAGAGCAATGGAAGACTAATTTTAAGGGTGTACCATTCTATAAAGGATATAACTTACCTGAGTTTGATGAGAAAGTAGATGTTATTTTATCTTCTCCAGACTGTGGTATGTCGTCTATTATGAGGCTTTCAAAAGTAAAAGAATTGGGCAAACCTAAGAATAACCGAAGTTTAAATCTAGTAATAGAGGGAATCAATTATTACAAGCCTAAGATTTTTCTTATAGAAAACCTGCCTCGTTTGCTATCTCTTCTACCCAATAAATACCTTCAGGAAGCCTTTAAGGACTATAAACTTATTTTTCACGAAAGAAGCGTTTCCGACTATGGGAACTCCCAAGTATCAAGGAAACGTTTAGTTATCGTTGGAGTTCATAAGAAAACTGGTAAGAAATACTTGGATGCTTTTAATGAAGTATTCCAAGTAAAAACTCCAACAATTACTAGAAATCTACTTAACGATTACCAGAATCCCTTGAATTATAACATTCCAATTGAAAAGACTTTGGCAATGTATGATTATCGAAAGCTTCCTGCAAAGAAGAATCTAACCGTTAGAAAGATTCAGTTATTGTGGAATAGTGACTTCAAGAATGAAAAGAAATGGCCCATAAAGACTGCTAAGATGAGTACTCTCCCAGGAGTGTATCGATTAGAGTTAGATAAACCACCTCTAACTTTAAGACCTGCAGATAGGCAATTTAGACCCGATGGGTATCCTCTTGGGATTAATGATTTCAAGGTAATTATGGGATTTCCTAAAAAATTTAGGATTTACATTGACCAAGAAAATTATCTTTATTGGTTAAACAAGGCAAGGTATACAATTGCCAAAGGTTCGGTATATGAGGTGGGGATTTGGTTTAAAAAATGTATCAAAAGGGTCTAGGTACACTTTCATGTTAATATATACTAAAGTATATATTACTCCAAACTGCCCTTTGAAAAATATAGATATATAATATACTACGTATATATATCTATATTTTTATATACGTATATAGCTATTGTTTGTAGTAGATATTGAATATATGTTTTAGGATATAGGAAATTTATCTCACTACGTTCGATAAAAGGTAATCGCTTAGCGATTACCGATAGTTAGTAATAATTAAATTTTTCGTGATGATGAAAACAGATAAAAACAAGTGGAAGAACTTTGTGTTCCTTTTGCTTCTAGGATTTACTATTTACCTTTGCTTCAGGAATTACAAACTGAATTCATATATCAGTCAACTTCCTGATTCATCGGTCATTGGCATTCCTGATACAATCAAATTGAAAGAGAACTTCAAACCTGTGATACCCTATACACAATTGGTTCAGCCCCAGAGAATTCTTCTCTACGACTTCTATCGAAACAGTAGCAATTCGACTAAACCCCAAGCTTCTGATTCAACAGCGGTTACTTCGAATAGAATTAGTAGAGAAGATTCTCTGGTCCAATTTACCTTGGATAAAAACCAATTGAACCTAAGTTTATTCAACAAGGAAACAAACTCCTATTCAACGAGAATGTTTAACATGGACTTAGATAAGTATAAGTACAATTGGTATGAAGGTCAATTAACTCAAAAAAGAATTAGAAAACTAACTCTAAGTCCATACGTTTATGGTAAATATAGGGTCTTTAATCAAATGTTAGACATAGGGACAGGCCTTTCAATCAAGACTACTAATTTCAATTATAAACTCGGTATAAATGCTTTTCATTATCCGAAGTTCTTTTCGGGAATAAAAGCTGACTTAGAGTTTTCAGTAACATATAACTTTTGATTATGGCAAAGAAGATTAACATAGAAACTAACACATCTGCTCTCACAAGGGAAGAACTAGCAACACTTGCTAAAGTTAGTAATGATGTTTTTTACTTTAGCCTTTTCACTTATGTGATACACCCTATGAGGGGAAAGGTAAGATTCGAACTTTACCCATATCAAAAATCGGTTCTGTATAATTTCGTAAAAGAACGTTTCAATATTCTGCTTAAGTTCAGACAGGCAGGTATTACAGAGCTTATTTCTATGTACTGCCTATGGTTGGCAATGTATCATCCTAACAAGAAGATTAACATTATCTCAATCAAGGACACAACAGCAAAGAAGGTACTAAAGAAGATTAAGTTCATGTACAAAAACCTGCCATGGTATTTACAGACACCGATTATTAATGGACGTTCTGGAGAATATGGTTCTGCATCAATGATAGAGTTTGATAATGGCTCATTCATAGAATCTATCCCAACGTCTTCTGAAGCTGGTCGTTCGGAATCTCTATCCTTATTGGTAATTGATGAAGCAGCAGTAGTTAGATGGGCAGCCCAGATTTGGGCAGCCGCTTTCCCTACTCTTTCCACTGGTGGAGCTGCTATCATCAATTCCACTCCTTATGGAGTTGGTAACTTTTACCATTCTACTTGGGTTGATGCTATTGCAGGTGGGAATCCATTTAACCCACTCAGATTGTATTGGCAAATGCACCCAGAACGAGACATTAATTGGTACAATGAAATGTCTTCTGCTTTGGGAACCAAAAGAACTGCACAAGAAATTGATGGTGACTTCTTATCATCTGGAAATACGGTCTTCGACTTAGCTGACATAAAAGCTATCGAAGACTGTCTTAGTGATTATCCGGTTATTAAGAAAAGATTCAATGGTCAATATCGGCAATTCTTAGAACCAGCACCAGATAAGGAATATTTCATTGGTGCTGACGTTTCAACTGGTAGGTCTTCTGACTACTCTGCATTTACTTGCATGGATAAACAAGGAGAAGAACAAGCAGTATTCAAAGGTAGACTTTCAGTAGATAAGTATGCAAGGTTACTTGGAGATACAGGGCATTTGTTTAACTTTGCTACCATTGCTCCAGAATCCAATGATGTTGGATTAGCAGTAACTTCTGCTCTTCAAACTGAAGGTTATCCTAAACTGTATTATTATCAGAAAATGCTTAAGAAGAAAGGTAAATCTAGACCTGAGGTAGATAAATCTCCAGGATGGTTAACTACACAAAAGAACCGTTCTGTTATTGTAGAGGGACTTGAACAGGATATTCGAGAAGATAATATCACTGTTAAAGACCCTTTCTTTGTTCAAGAAGCATATACCTTCATATATGATGGTTTAGGTAGGCCAGTTGCAATGGGTAAGCATAGAGCTAATAATTCTACAGTAGATGTAGACCTAGAGGGGGATGTATATGCAGATGACTCTATATTCGGTAAAGCAATCTGTAATCACATAAGAAAAGGAAAAACTAACGTAATAGTACAACCGAAATGAAAAAGCTCAATTTTAATTGGAGTTGGGGTAGAAAGAAAGACCCACCTCCTGAATCAAACAAGGAGCCAAGCAAGCCAAAAGCTGCTGCTATATCTCCTGGTAGAGTATCAGTAGATGAAGATAACTCTTTACTCAGTACTCTGAAAGGGATGACCGTAATGGTAGATCCTTCTTTTCGTGTTGAAGTAATCCCTTTGATTCGTGATTTATATAAGGTAAATCCGGATATGGGCATTGCTTTGCAGGATATGTTTAAGTTGGCAAACACCGGTCATACGGTAACATTCCCAAACAACTCAGATGCTGAAGCAGATAAGATGAGAAAACATCTTACCGAAGCTACAAAGAAATGGTCCAGGTATACTGCTGGTATAGACGGTCTAGTTAATAAGATGATTGTACAATGCCTTGTTAGTGGAGCTATATCTGTTGAAGGAGTTCCTAATGATAGGCTAGAAGGTTTAGATACAGTCTTATTCCTTAGACCAGAGAACATTGTTTTCAAAAGGGAGAACAATGGAGTATATTCTCCTTACCAGAAGAATAAGAATTACTTTGTTAAGCACCAAGATTATATCAAACTAAACCCAGAAACTTATGTGTATGCTGGTATGTTTAATGATACCGATGAACCTTATGGGATTCCTCCTTTTATGGCAGCATTGGATTCATTAAAAGGTCAACATGATATGAAGGTTAACTTCAAACACATAATGGAGATGGTTGGTATGGTAGGATTCTTGGAAGCTAAGATGACTAAACCAGACCAGAATCCTAATGAAAGCTTACAAGCTTACCAGAATCGTCTTGAACGTACACTAAAGGATTTGAAAAGAAATCTTCGTAATGGCATGAAGGACGGAATAGTAACGGGTTATATTGATGACCATGAGTTTAAACTCAATTCAACTACCAAGGAGCTTGGTAATATTGAGAAACCCTGGAACATGAATCAGCAATCAGTTGCAAATGGTTTGGGAGTTAATGGAAACCTTATTGGAGTTAGTTCAACAACGGGAGAGGGAGCAACGGGTATAATGCTGTCTAAATTAATCAGCCAGTTAAAAAATATCCAAATGCTTGTAACTTATGTATTGGATTTTCTTTATTCTCTAGAACTGCGTCTGGCAGGCTTTGATAATAAGGGAATAAAGATATCATGGGGAACTTCAACTATCTCTGATGAAGTTAAGGTTCAACAAGGTCTTCAGTATAAAATCCAAAACCTGGATTTATTATATAAGGCTGGTATCATTAGCCAAGACCAATATGCTTGGGCAATGGGTTATGATTCTCCTGATGAGAATGAACCAAGAGTTTCACTTGAGGACCAATTTGCTAAAGGCGGTAACTCAGACCCTCAAGAAGGAACTAAGAAGAAGCAAAGGCAAGATGATAAAAATCAATCTGCTCGTAGGTCAAGAGATAAAACTAATCCGGCTCCATCTCGTGGAGACCAAAATACAAAAGCAAGATGAGTAAATTTACTAAAAGAAACAAAGAGCATCTTGATTCAATGGTGATTGGCCAGGGTCATACCATTATGGCTGGGTATATCCCAGAAGCAGTTGGAGCCCAGGCTTTCTCAGAGAATTATTACAAATGGAAGACTCCGACACCGGATACCATTGCTCAATTTGGATTTTGGGGAGGGGATATAGATTATAATACCTATTATCCAAACCTTGATAAATCGGAACTTACTCCGAAGGACGAAGAGTTCATAGAACCAATGTTTAGGTTACTTTCTGAAACGATTGTATCCAAGAACTGGAATCCTACTGACTTTGGTCAGAATGGAGTACTTAAGGCTTCCATGAAACTGTTACTCGGGCAAACAGTAAATTGCGACCATGAAACAAATATTGGTAATGCAATTGGAGCTGTATCTCAAGTAATGTGGCAGGAGTCTTATAAGGATGGAAGCTTTACTATACCTGCAGGTATCAACGGTATTTTGAAGATTGATGGTAAAGCTAACCCAAGAATTGCTAGAGGTATTCTCATGGAACCTCCTTCAATTCATAGTAACTCGGTAACAGTACAGTTTAAGTGGGATAAATCACACCCAGGAATGGAAGATGGTGAATTCTATCAAAAACTTGGTACTTATGACTCTAAAGGTGAAATGGTTCGTAGAATAGTTACTGAGGTAGTTCGATATATGGAAACATCCCTGGTATCTCATGGAGCTGATTCATTTGCTCAAAAGATTGGTGAAGATGGTAAAATCATTAATCCAACCTTTGCAAAAAGAACCTGGTCTTCTTATGAGGAATATCGGGATGACAAGTCCAAACAGTACTTCTTTACTGACTACAAAACGGACTTCAACTCATTCCAAGAAAAGGACAATACTCCAGATTCTTTTAATGATAATGGTACCCAAGAAAATCATAATCCTAATAAAGAAAATATGAACAAAGAATTGCAAGAATTTTTAGAAAAGCTTTTCGGAGATAATATGTTATCTCTGGCAGAGGGCAAAGAAATGACTCAGGAAGAAGTTATTTCTTGTATTCAAAGCTTGGTATCATCCAAAAACAGTCTTCAGACAACGGTAGATAATCTTACTACAGAGAAATCTTCTCTTACAGAACAGATTACCAACCTGAATGCAGAAGTTGCAAACTTGAAGGAAATGGCAACTGTAGGAAAGAATCACATTGCTTCTCTCCGTGAAAATGCTGTTACTACTTACAAGAAGTTGATGGGTGACAAAGCCGATGAAACTATTGTTACAATGTTGAATGCCGAAACTACTGGCATCGTTACTCTCATCTCCTTAACTAAGGATTATCAGAGTCGTCTGGAAGAAAAATTCCCAATGGTATGTGCAAGCTGTGGTTCTCATGATGTAAGCCGTGCTTCTTCTGTTGCAGAGACTGATGAAAAGACTGGAACTCAGAAACCTGCAACTACTTCGAATGCAGAAGCCAAGTCTACTTCGGAAACCCTCGAAGACTTGTATAAGAAGAAATTCAAGTAATAATCGATAAATATCACTGTTATGACTAAAATCGTAAATAAAGACCAGCCAATGACGCTGTTTGGGGAAAAGACCCCAAGAGCGGTGATTTACAAAAGTGAATCACACAAATTGCACCAAGCTTTCTGTGTAAAAGATGGTGAAACAATTTTGCAAGGTATGCCGGTAGCTCTTGGAGAGGACGGTTTAATTGAACCTTACACTGAACCTACTCAGGTATATATCGGAGTGGCAGTAACCGACAATGTAAATCCTGCTTACCAAGCACAGAACAAATTCCCAGTAGAGGTAACTGTTGCTGTGGAAGGTTACATGATTTGTAACTGGGTATCTAATGCTGCTGACTTAAAAGCAGGATATGTAGTTCCCTCTGGTGACTTACTGAACGGCCGATTTGTAAAAGCAAATCAGTCAACAGAGGCTACACCTTTCATTGCCATCACACCTGCAGATGAGGCAAACGAGGTAATTCAAGTACTTATTAAATAAGAGAAGAAGAAACATGGAAAAAGTTGATATTTCAAAATTGAAGAGAGAAGACTTCGCAAAAGAACTTCCTCAAATGGTACAGCAGTTGGATGCTTACCGTCAAGGTTCACAGAACAAAAAACCTGTGGACATCACATTAGGTGAACTTACAACTGGTAAATGGGGTATTACCCAAGATGAATTGTTCGAGAAGTTGGATATCAATCCGAAAATCGACACAATGGAAAACATCTTCACGATGCCTCAGCAAGATGTTCGTTGGATTGTTCCGGAAATCATTCGTTCTGCTATCACTCTTGGTATGCGTCAAGCTCCGTTCTATCCGGAGATTATTGCATCTGACCAGTCAATCAGTGGTCTTAGCGCAATCATGCCGATGATTAATATGTCCGATGCTGCACCTGCAAAGGTTAACGAAGCAGAAACTATCCCATTGGGAGATGTAAGCTTTGGACAGAAATCAGTAAGTCTCTTCAAAATTGGTAAGGGATTCAAACTTACTGATGAAGTTCGTAACTACGTATCTCTGGATGTATTGGCAATCTACCTTCGTGACTTCGGTGTTCAGCTCGGTTATGCAATGGATACTCTGGCAATGGATGTTGTTATCAACGGTAACAAACCCGATGGTTCAGAATCTGCTCCGGTTATCGGTGTATATGAAACTACGAAGGGTATCACTTACAAAGACTTGCTACATATCTGGGTAAGAGCTGCTCGTATGGGACGTAACTTTACTACTATGATTGGTGGTGAAGACCAGGCAATCGAAATGCTGAACTTGCCGGAATTCAAAGAACGTCATTCTGGTACAACTGAAGCTACACTGAACGTGAAGTCTCCGGTACCTAAGAATGCTAACTTCTATATTCACCCGGGAACACCTGACCAAGGTTTGCTGTTGATTGATACAACTGCTGCTTTGATTAAACTGACTGCAAAACAGTTGATGCTTGAATCAGAAAGAATCGTATCAAATCAGACTCAGGCAATCTATGCTACTCTGACTACAGGCTTCTCTAAGATGTATCAGGATGCTGCATTGATTCTGTCTGCAGAGAAGAAGTTCTCAGAATTTGGATTCCCCGAATTTATGAACATTGACCCGTATCTCTTGGTTAACCTTGAGTAATAATACACCTGGTTTATTTTACAAATAATTCCATTTCTTGATGGGGTAGGTTTTGCGAGGACCTACCCCTAATTTTAAACATCTAAAAACTTAGTAAAATTATGGATAAATATAAAGTAACTGTAGGTGCTAAAGCTTACAGCTTCCATGACCAATCTACAGGTATTACAATTTGTAGAGGAGAAGAAAAAGAATTGAGTGCTCGACAGTACAGAACTAAAAAGATTCAGATGGCTTTGAATTCAGGTCACCTGCGTTTGGTTCTTGATAAGAAAGCTGTCGACAAATACTCCAATGATGACATCGATAAGTTGGAAAAGAAACTGAAGGCTCAGTTCGAAAAAGGTATGGAAATCAAAAAGATTGCCAAAGCCTATACTCTCGAAGAAGCAACCCTTATCGCTGCTCGTCACGAAATTGTTGCCGACAAAGGTGATACAGTTGAAACTCTGATTCAGGTTCTGTTGGAAGAGTTCGAAGAATCTAAAAAATAAGATACCATGGACAATCTAGACTTTGTAGCTATTGCGAATGGTCTGGAAGTTTCATTTAGAGTATTAACCAAAGTCCCAGCCAAGGCCATTTTTGACTGGGACTTTGGTGATGATAAGGGGTCCGTTTATGATGTTAAACAACCTACTTATACTTATGAAAAGTCCGGATTCTATACAGTAGCGTTGAACATAACGAACTCCGAAGGACTTAACTTAAATGCAACTAAAACCGTAATTGTAAATACCGAGTCTAAAACTACATTAACCGATAGTATATATAACCTAATCAATTATTACATTCCTTCAGAAATCTCAGATGGTATGTCATCAGAAGAGAAAGCAATGTACATAACTAAATGGCAGTTATATATCCAACCGCTAGTAAATCATATTATCCCACTGGATAAATATAATGATGAGTTAATGTATGAAGCTCTAGAAAACCAATTAATTATGGAATTGGCAGCATGGGATTATCTCAATGTTAAGCTCCTTAATTTATTAACAAGTACAGGAGAATACCTAAGTCAACTTACTTCAACCAAAGAACAAGTTGGTGATGGTTCTTCTAAACCGGAACAAGCTCGAGGTGATAGAATCAAACAAATCACAACTGGGCCTACTGAAGTACAGTACTATGATACACTTGCCGATGCAACATCTTCCCTATGGAAAACATTTTCTCAAGCAATGCAACCTGGTGGTATCATAGACGAGTTAAGAAAAAACCTTTGTATGTTAGCTGGACGATTGGAAATCTACTTACCATTCTGTGACCAAGCAAGTCATGTAGTAGTTCCAAGAGTAGTAGACAGAAGAAGACCTGGATTAATAGATGGGCCAAACCCCAGCTCTCCAGTAAAACGTAATGGTAGAACCTTAATTAGAAAACGATGACCAAGACTCCTCATAGATTGGTTAAGAACCGGTCTTGGGATAGATACAAGAAGATTATAAATGATTTCTTGGATATAGATGCTGGTAGGCAAACTATAACTTGGGCAAAGAATGTAAATCAACTCCTAAGTCATGGAGAAGATGAAATCCCTAAATATTATAATATACCAATCGAGGCATTATGTTATTACAATGCCTTCAGAAACTGGCCTATTAATAAGGCAACAGTAACTGGAGAACTCGATGATGAGAATTTATCAATACTGGTTACTAAATCATATATAGAACAACTGGGACATTTAACTCCAGAAGGCTATTGGGATTTTAACTGGTCTGAAGATAGGTTCGTAATTAATGGTATTACTTATAAACCTTCTGGAGATACACAAGTTGCTCAGGCCAAGGATGAAGCATTAGTCTTCATGGTTATCCTAAAAAGGGACCGAGATACCAAAATACAATTCGTAGAATAAAATTGAAAAGTATATGGCAAAGATGTTAATGTTACGATGGAAACCCATTAATACCGGAAACGGTATTTGGTTTGATAGTAACCTGATTGTCTTGAACGGTACATCTGGAGTACATATTGAAAGTAAGAAAAGTAATTTAGACGTTACCACATTCCAGTCTATGACTGGAGGTAAGTTTGTTACTTGCTTTCAAGATTACTTTGGAGAAGTTTGGGATAAGATAATACCTCATCCGGGTATTGGCCAGGTGATAAAATTCCGTATCAATCAACTTCCAGATTATGCAATAATCAGAGGTGATATTGAAGACGGGGGAGACCCAGACCCAGAACATCCAGATATTCCAATGAATGCCTTCTGTGGAAAAGAAGGAGAACCATTCAGAGATAAGAATTCTGACTTCTTCTGTGGTAAGCAAGTAATCAATCCTTAAAATAATAACAATATGTACGTAAGTAAGTATTACACAAATGAAGAAATTGACCAAAGACTTTTACAAGGTTATTTTGATGACTTCGTAAAGGCTGGGTTTGCTGGAACTATTAATGAGTTCTGGGCATTCGTTCTTTCTATTGCCAATAAGGTAGATAAGAGAGAAGGATACGACTTATCTAAAAATGACTTCACGGATAAACTCAAAGAGAAACTGGAAGGCATTGAAGAAAGAGCAAACTACATCACTAAGCTTTCTCAGTTGGAGAATGATACTAAGTTCCAAACTGAAGAACAGGTAAGACAAGCTATCAGTGATTTGATTGATGGTGCTGATGATGCACTTGATACATTAAAGGAATTGGCAGAAGCATTGGGAAATGACCCGAACTTTGCTACTACAATTACCAACAAACTAACGGATTTACGTAATGCACTGACAGATGAAGTTAACCGAGCTAAGGAGGAGGAAGGGAAACTGAGTACCCAAATTAGCGAGGTTAACTCTAATTTCATCAAGGCAGTGGATTTACTTAATGATAAAATCGACATTGCAGTTACTAACCTTATCAATAAGATAGATAAAGTAGAAGCAAAAGTCGATAAGAATACTGCTGACATTGCAGACCTAAGAAATGAAACTACTGGTTCATTGGCAGAAGCTAAGGCTTATGCTAAAGATTTGGTAGATAAGGAAGCTGAGCTTCGTAAAACTGCTGATGATGCTTTATCAGAAAGTATTCACCAACTGAATACATTGCATATCAATGATAAGGCAGAGCTCAAACAAGACCTTGCTGCAGAAGCCCAATTGAGAGCAAATGCAGATGCAAACATTCAGTTGAAACTCACTGAAGAAATCATTAATCGTCAAACTGGTGATGCTGCCTTAGAAAGTAAACTTTCTGATGAGGTAGTAAATCGTAAAGCTGCCGATGAAACTCTTCAGAATTCAATTACCAAAGAGGTTGCTGACCGTACCAATGCAGATAATACCCTCCAGGTAAATATTGATAAAGAGGCTCAAGCTCGGGAATCTGCAGACCAGGTTCTTCAGACTAATATTAATTCTGAAGCTGCAACTCGTACTGCTCAGGACCAAATCCTTGACCAGAAGATAACTGCCCTAAGTGAAAAGACTGATGGTGATAAGTCTGATGTACTTGCTGCAATTGAAGCAGAGAAGGAAGCTCGTATTGCTGCAGATGCTGACCTTAATTCCAAGAAGGTAGATAAAAGAGAAGGTTATTCTTTAACTAAGAATGACTTTACAGATCTCTTGCTTGCCAAATTGAATGGAATCGAGGAACATGCAAATTACATTACCTTGGTATCACAATTGGCAAATGATTCAGGATTCCAAACTGAAGCCGAAGTAGAGGCAGTAATTCAGAAAATCATTGGCTCTGCACCAGAAGTACTTGATACTCTGGAAGAGATTGCTAAAGCATTAGGAGATGACCCTAATTTTGCTTCAACTATCACCAAGAAGTTGGCAGCAATTACAGAAAAGGTAAACCAAGAGATTGAAGACCGGGAAGCTGCTGATGTAGCCCTCCAGGCAAATATAACTGATGAAGAAACCGCAAGAATTGAAGCAGATGCTGCTCTTAAGGAAGAACTTAAAGAGTATGTAGATAACTCGGCTGCTACTGGAAATACTGCTCTTCAAGTAGTTAAAGATAACCTGGCAAAAGAAATCCAAGACCGTAAAGATGCTGATGCTATCTTGCAGGCAAATATCGACAAAGAAACTGTTGATAGAAAGGAAGCAGATAAAACCCATACCGATAATATTGCTGCTCTTACTCAGAGAGTTTCGGATTTGGCTTTATCAATGCAGGATGCTATCAATACAGTTAAGAACGAATTGACTGCTCAGGTAAATGCTAATACCACGGCTATTGCTACTAACCAAGCAAATATCACAAAGAACTCTGAAGCAATCACTGCCATGAATAAAACCATTGCCGATAACTACAAAGAAGTTAAGGATATGGTTAATGAGGAAATTGTAGACCGTACTAATGGCGATAGTAATCTGAGTTCTCGTATTGATACTACCAATATTGCTTTGGGTACAGAAACGGCAGAACGCAAGGCTGCAGACCAAATCCTTCAAGTAAATCTGGATAAAGAAGTCGGAGACCGTAAGTCTGCAGATACTGCACTTGAAACTAAGATTGAAAGTCAGATATCTAACTTAAGCCAACAGACTTCATCCGAGATTACTCGAGTAGAAGGTGAGGTTACTCAAGAAGTTAAGGACCGGGAAGCAGCAGATAAAACTTTAAGTGACCGAATTGATTCTTTGGAGACTGGTTCTACTGCAGGTTTAAATGAAGTCAAAGCAAAGGTAGAAGCTAACACGGTAGCAATCAATACTGAGAAAGACCGAGCAACCGCTAGAGAGAATGCTATACAGGCAAATTTGGATACTGCAATAGCAAATCGTAGAGACGAAGTAAATGGTTTATCTAAGGATATTTCTGATGAAGCCAATACCCGTTTAGCAGGAGATACAGCTCTTCAGGTAAATATTGATAAAGAGGTTGCTGACCGTAAGAATGCCGATACCCTATTAGATAATAAGATTGCCCAGGAAATCTCAGACCGTACAACTGCTATCCAGGGTCTTGAATCTAAGAAGGTAGATAAAGTAGATGGTAAGGTACTTTCTTCAAACGACTTTACCGATGTTCTTCTGAATAAACTTAATGGAATCGAGGAACATGCAAATTACATAACTAAAGTTTCTGAACTTCTTAATGATTCAGGATTCCAAACTGAAGCCGAAGTAGAGGCAGTAATTCAGAAAATCATTGGCTCTGCACCAGAAGTACTTGATACTCTG